TCCATTATTGGAATAACAAACTATGATGGCGGTACGTTTAGCACGACTACAACGCCTTATTCGGACGGTTGTGACCTTGATGGCGGACATTTCAATCCTTGGGACGGAGATAACGCCGATGGCGGAACATTCCAAGATTTATTAAATGGCGTATGGATTTCGCAGAACTACAACATCAACGTTTCGACAGACAATATTGTTGTTACCGGATGTAGAGTAAGGAATAGTTCAAAAGATAACGCCTACGACGAATTATGGGTTGATCCTAATGTGGAACAAGATCATGAGCGTTACGTGCTTGTTATAGATAATAACCCATTTATAAATGTAACAAATGCGGCAGATATAGCAAATGTAGTGGGCAGCACACTTGCCGGTCTTCCTATAAGAGGATATACGGCGACGTCATTATCTGATTTCTCGTATGAAACCGGAGATATGGCGACGATAATAGATTTTCGCGGAAATCGTTACTATTCATGGATAACACACTTCACGTTTACAACAAACAATTCAGAGCAGTTTTCGTGCGGTGTTGAGAGTTTAAAGACTAGAAGTGAGCAGCGCTTTTCGACTGCAGCAGAAACGGTTAACAAGGCCAATATAGCTATTACCGAATACGATAAAGCGGTTAAGGCCATGAATTCTTTGGCTCAAAGTTCCATTGATTATCGCGAGTATGTTTATCCTGTTGGCGCGACAGTAGGACAAAGCAGAACCGTTTGGAGATATGACGGAACAAGTATTGATACTACCACTCCGAATGATCCGAAGTTTCCCAATGACACAACCGTTGTTTTTAAGATAAGTGGCGACGGTGTATTTGTTTCGAATAGCGTTAATACTACGACAGGAGAAGTAACCTACACAAACGGATATGACGCTAATAGTGGAACGGCAATTTTGAATCTTATATATGCGCAAGGACTTAATTGCGATTGGATTCATGCGGGAACGCTTACACTTGGCGGAAATAACAATGCTAATGGTTCGCTTAAAATCCTTAATTCAAGTGGAACGCAAATAGGCAAATGGGATAAGGATGGAATTAGTGCTACAACGGGTACGTTTAGCGGTGCTTTAAGCGGTGCTACGGGTTCATTCAACGGTAACTTAACGGCGGGTTCGGCTACTATTGGTAACGTTTGGTATGTAAACGCACAAGGTTTAACAAACAATTCGGATTCGTGGGTTAAGCCTATGGAAATCTCATGCGGTAAGTACGGTGGAACACTTATCGGAATGAGGGGCAAGACTAGTGGTGACCATGACGGTTATTTGGAAGTAGCCGTTAACGACGATGACGATTATATCCATGTTCATTATAACGGAATCACAAGAAAACTTGGCGGTAGTAAGACATATGCGGTTTGGGACGGTTCGGACAGAAGAATTAAAAAGAACATAAAAAAACTGTCATATAAAGAAGCCAAAGAACTAATCTCTAATGTCATTCCTAGAAAGTTTGAATTTAAGTATGAATCAGGATATAGATACGGATTCATAGCACAAGAATTAAGAGAAATCCTTGACGATTCATGCGCAGTTGAATACGGGGAAGATTTTAGAGCAATTCATTACGGAGATTTTGTTGCACCGCTTTGTGTAATGGTGAATAAACAACAGGAAGAAATCGACTTGTTAAAGAAAGAACTTGCAGAACTGAAAGCGAAGGTGAAGTAAATGGCAATACAAGAAAGACGAGGTAATTACGCGGACCTTGATAAAAGCAAGCTCGTCCAAGGTGAACCGTTTGTAACGCTCGATAAAGTCGACGGTGACTATTACGCCGGAATCGCAATTGGTCCTAATAATGTTATTCGTTTTGCAACATGGGATAACCTAGTTGACATTCGGCAAGATTGCGAAGACGCGAGAGATGCAGCGCAGATAAGCGAAACCAATGCGGCAACTTCCGAAAGCAATTCAGAAGCATGGGCCGTTGGTCAGCGTGGTGGTCAGGATGTTCCAAGTACCGATCCGACTTATGAGAATAACTCAAAGTATTACGCGGAACAGTCCGGAGAATATTGGGGATACATTGATGCAGCAGTTCAGCACATTGTTCCATCAGTTTCAATCGATTACACAACAGGGCAACTGATGTACGACGGATCACAGTTGATGTTTTGGATAGATCAGAGTACGGGATACCTGATGTGGAATGTATAACATAAACAAGAAAGGAAGGTAGGCCAATGGCGGCGATAGGAAGAGTTTTACTTATGCCGAAGGGAGATTATAGCGGGACCGCGATATACAACTCTCTTGATTGGGTAAGGGACAACGGAAAAGCATGGGTTTGTAAGGTCGACGGAACACAAGGCGTTACACCGACGGAAGGTGCAAATTGGACGCTCAGGGCGGCAGACGGTACCGTAAGCGGAACTATTGATTGGGACAATGTAAATAACAAGCCATTCAATACGGTAGGCGCCGGTCTTGATGTAAATCCATCAAAGGAACTTATTCTTGATGTGAATGCATTAACCGCAAGTAACATCTCATACGACAATACAAGCACCGGAATGTCAGCAACAAACATTCAGCTTGCAATTGATGAACTTTATGCAAGTGGTGGTGGGGGTGGTTCCTCAACGCTTGGTGGATTAACTGATGTAACAATTACAACCCCGACAAACAACCAAGTCCTTGCATATGATTCTGATAATAATATATGGAAGAACAGTTCTGCGACGGGACATCAAATGGTTGATAATACGCCCGAAGCGGATATGATAGACGAGATAGCAAATTCAACGTCTAGTAATCAGAAGGTCGTTTCGGCATATGGAGTAAAGAATTGGTCAAACTGTGAAGTCAAGAACATTCTTGTTCCTGTTAGTCAAGGAGTTACGGGCGTTGGTTCTTGGGACGATGATTGGAAAACGGCATCACCTTTAGTAAGAACGGGTTGGGTATGGCATAAAGAACTGTATCAAATACTGAAAGATGGAAACAATAATGATGTTACCGACATTAAGATAGAACCCGTATTCTTACCCGCAGATGACGAAGTAGTTGGTCTTTATGCGTACAGAATTGACGATGATTACACGCTTAACGGGGAACACGGTGGTTGTGTGGCATTTAAGTTCACGGGCAAGATTCAGAGTGCAAACGGTACAAAGGTCGGGGTACAGTTGACACACTTGAGAACAGAAGATTTTGTCGGAACAATAATATCGTAAGAAAGGAGCAGAAGATGTTCATACAGATAGACAATGAGAAGTATGAGTGCAAGGCTACTACCTTTACCACACAGTTCGGACAAGAAGCGGTTAGGGTAATATCCGATGCGCCCGTAGCGGAGAACGGATTCTTGCTTTTGAATAGCAAAGAGGAAGAAATTGCCGACAGAAGCAATTTTACATATCTGTACCGCACAGAAGGGGACACAATCAAGGAATACACGGAAGAAGCAGAAGAAATAGTTTCCGCAGAAGGTACACAAGGCGATGTTCCAAGTAATCCGATACAAAGGCAGATAAGCGCATTGAACGCAAGGGTGAGTGATATAACACCATATGAGCAGACCAAAGTTGGTTATTTCGGTGAGAACGAGAAAGTATTTTACGGAGTGCCAAACGGAAATGTATCGGTGTTCTTTGATAAGTATGACGGAGAGTATGAGGTAGTCAGAATTGAAGATAGGCTGACGATTAAATTCCCCGAAAGATTAACAGATATGACAAACATCACAGTAATGGTGCAACAGTAGAAAGGAGAACGATATGTATTCAGTAATTCAGTTTATGAATGGTGGTTTCACAGTACAGACAGAGGGTAACGACTTAACCAATATGGAGTATAACTTTTATAAGCACGTAGCAGACATTCTGAATGATAGTGGTGCGGCTAAAGGTTGCGTTAAACTTGTTGACGAAAACCTTGACGTTGTTGACGGTTGCCTTAAATTTATCGACAAACCTGCAAAAGCGTGAGGTATAGGCTATGGCTAAAACAGAGATAATTCTTGGTGAGGTCGGGAGTGCAAAGGTTGACTACAAGGCAAATCAGTCTTATCCCACGAATGGAAAGTTTACTTGCGGATTTAAACCGAAAAAGTTGTTTGTATCATTCCGAGTATCAACGGCAAACTTGATTAACTGTATATACGATGTAGATACGTCCACAACAACATTTGTCATTCAGTATGTTTACAACAATTCATACTCAAAAGATACAAGCAAGGCATTTATTCCGTCAGGCTCATCAAGTTATGGTTTGCAGAGTATAGACGATGACGGCTTCACACTTGCTTATAGTAGCGGAGTGTCTGAAATCTATTACCTTGCGGTAGGTTAAAGGAGAAACGGCAATGGCATTAACAGAAATGAATTATGTTGAGTTGAGTGGAATGCACTCCGAAACGGTGAATGTAACTGGTAGTGGTACAGAAACAGTAACCTTGCCGTTTACTCCGTCATTTGTGGCAGTTGAGTATGATTTTCAGAACATATCGGGGTATCAGAAAGTAATGTATATTTGGTGTTCAAAGTATGACAGTACGGAAAGTTATCGTATTATGCGACAGAACAATGCAGACGCATTTACTGAATATGCCGCTAGTGGCTCATCAAATAACGTAAATTTCAATGGCTCAACTGTTGAGATAAGCAAGTCGGATTACTACACCAACGGACATATATATGCAATAGCATAGTAAGGAGATATTTATGATAACAAAAATGGCAATGGGTGGGGGTGCGAGTGGTTACACTTTAGGCGAGTACATTTCAACTACTTGGGCATCTAATAGCGGTTTGACTATAACCACACAAGGAAAGGCAAAAGGTGTTATTTTCTCTTTAACATACAGTACATATTTGTTTATTTGCTTACTCATTGACGGAGAGAACAATAACCAAATGATGCTTAATAATTCGGCTGATACTTCGGGCAGAAGAATATTCACCTTTGGTAGCAATTCCATATCAACAACGGACTACATTGCGGATAATGCAAGTTATGCCCTCAAGGGTTATGTTCTGTACTAATAAACAGACTTGCCCCATCGTTGCATGGGGGAGCAAGGCACTCTTTCGGGGGTGCTTTACTATGTTTCACAAGTGGAACAGACGTTTCAGACATAGAACTATTTTTCGGTTGTTCATAATGCTATGCTTAAATCACCAAAACGAAAGGAGCATAAGCCTATGACAAACGAAGAAATCAAAGTTTATCTGCAATATGCGAAAGTCCTTTTAGCGATTCACAAAATCAATGACGCACAAGTTGATGAAGCACTTGACCGAGCAATAGAAACGTTTGACGAAGATAAAGAAAGACATTATTTAGATTAAGCATCCGAAAGGGTGCTTTTTTAGTGAAAGGAATAGGCTATGCCAACAGAAGTGATAACAGCCTTGATTGCCGGATGTGTAACACTATTGACTTCAATAGGTACGTGGCACTTTTCAGCAAAGAAAGACCGAGATAAGCAACGTGATGATATTAAGGCTGAACTTATCAAGTATCACGAGAAAAACCGAGAAGAAATCAAGGATATCCGTGACAACGACTTAAAGGAGATCCGAGATGATATATCTACACTCGTAGCATCCTTTCAGCAGAAGTTAGCCATAATCGAGCAAAAGATAGCTCTGATCGAGAATAACCTTGATATATATAGCCAAAAGGTTGAAAAGCACAATAATGTGATTGAAAGAGTTTACCGTTGCGAAGATACCGACCGACTCCTTGAAGAGAAAATATCTGTGGCTAATCATCGCATCGCTGACGCGGAAGAGGCAATTAGGAAACTATCGGATAGAGGTAATTCTTTATGAAAACACTAGATAAAGTATTGATAATTGTCGGCGGCTTTTTGGCCGCTTTTATTATTGCCACAATGATCATTTACACATACAACGAGTGGCCTTATGACACGTTGATTCCATGTGTAGTGGGCGGAACGGTCATAGAAGCAATAAACACAATGATTATCACAGTGAGCAAAGTAAAAAAAGGAAAGACTGAAGAAAGTGAGGATGATCCGGTATGAATATTACATGGTATGACGTAGTCTTTATTATCTTGGCAATTTGTGTAGTAGCATATGCACTTGCCACTAACAAGGCAAAAGAATGGCTTAAGTGGGCAGTTTGTTATGCAGAAGAACAGTTGGGAAGTGGCACCGGACAGTTAAAACTTCGCATGGTCTACGACATGTTTGTTGAAAAGTTTCCGGTATTAGCAAGCATTTTGCCGTTTGGGATTTTTTCAAAATGGGTTGACCTTGCTCTTGAATGGATGCGTGATCAGCTAGAAAAAAACGAGAATATCCGACTGACAATAGCGGGGGAATGACTATGACTAAATCGGAATATATAAAGAAAATGTATAGTATCCTATCCCCTATGTGCGCTAAACACGGTTACCACAACGTTGCAGCTGCAATGATAGCACAGTCTATTCAGGAAGGATGGAACAGTGGCCTTGCTACTAAATACCATAACTATTGGGGAATGAAGGCCGGAAAAAGCTATAAGGGCAAGACGGTTGCCATGAATAACAAAGCCGGAAATGATCCCGCAGTATATAGAGTATATGGTTCAATGGAAGAAGGATGTGATGGTTATTTTGTCTTCCTTTCATATCCACGGTATTATCCGTTGAGGAATTGCACGACTGACATTGAATACCTCAATGAGATTGGTCCTTGCGGGTGGAATGGTAATTCTAAATATGGTGAGCATTGCATAAGTCACTTGAAAGAAGTATACGAAGTGCTTAACGATACATCTCCGGTTACAACACCGGTAACAACGACTCCGGTACAGTCTAGTCAGTGGCAAGTAGGTAAGACTTACACTACACGTCAGGACCTTTATATTAGAGATTCTGCCGGCGGTAGTAAAAAGGATTGGGATGATATTACCGCCGATGCTAAAGCTCATGGATTTAGAGATGAGTTTGGAAAAGCAATCCTGAATAGCGGAACTAGAGTTACCGTAAAAGGTATTAAGCAGACTCAGGGCGCCACATGGCTGCAGATCCCGTCCGGTTGGATATGTGGGAAAAACAGTAAAATGACCTTTGTCTCATAAGTGAATACTCACGTAAAACACTATTATAGCCTTATGTTTGATGCTATTATCAACATGAGGAGAGTTATATATATATGATAGTGTCAGATTTTACTGCGCCGGAACTTGAGGCATTCAGAACACTGTGCAATTTTGTGGGTAACGAAAAGCCGGTATTTGAAATGCGGAGCCAAGGCGTTCCATTAGAAGAAATTGCTGAACAATTAAATATGTCGGTTGAAGGGATCAAGCTGATCAGTCGGAAAGTTAATCGCAAGATTCTAACAATCATAAATAACAATTAGCTAATTGAAGGGAGAAAACGATGGCATTATCAGATTTACTTGTTGCTTTAGCTAGCAATCAGAAGCTTTATATCACGCTTGCAGACAATGATGGGACTGCGCTTATAACATTCAATGCAGTTGGATACACATCGGTTGAGTCTGATTTGGGCGCAAGAATCGTAAAGAAGATTACAATTGATTCACCTAGCGCCGTTACTGTTACATTAGAACCGGCAACACCGTAATACACTTTTATTACACTTTTAGTGACCTTATCGTGTACTTTTTGTACATGGTAAGGTCTTTTTTTTATGCTCATAATTAAGTTATGGACGTAATAAAACTATTTGAAAAAGTGCTAGAAGATGAAGAAGTGCAAGGAATACCTTTGCTTTATGTATTGACTGTTGTAATTAGCGTAGTTGATGCGATAAGTACCGGAGAGTGCTTCTATAACAGTGATTTTGAATGAAAGGAGAATATGAATGTATCCTATTTTTCCAACGTATCCAAACACATTTCCAACGCAAACCAATGCGTTTCCAACACAGATAAACGTTGGACCAACGCAGCCAACGCAGATTCAGTATGTAAACGGCAAACAGAGTGCGGAGACATATCAAATGGCCCCGAATTCAAGCATTATCTTGATGGACTCAAGTTCACCGCGATTTTACATGAAACAGACCGATGCGAGTGGAACAGCCACAATTAAATCATATGATTTTGTTGAAGCGGAAGACGAAAAACCCGTCGAATATGTAACCAAACAGGAATTTGAGAAGTATAAAGCAAGTATGAAAGGAGTGAAGCGTAATGAATCCGTTGATGATGCTAACCGGAAACAATAACAATATGATGATGCAAGCGATGGGTGCCATGATGCGCGGAGAGAGTCCGAGATCCTTTTTAAAATCCCTTGCTAATAGTAATCCGCAATTACAAAGCCTTAATCTTGATGATTTAGAAGGGACCGCGAAGTCTCTATGCGAGAAAAACAATATAAATATGGCTGAATTAGCCGACAAGATTCAGGATTTTGCAAAATCAAACATATAAAATATTACGAAAGGAGACAAAACTATGGGAGACTCAACAGGATTTGGTGGAGAGTGGATTTTTGCGTTTCTGATTATCGCTGTTCTCTTTGGCGGCGGCGGTTTTGGATTCGGTGGAAATGCTGCGGCAGCCGGTTATGCTACAACTGCGGAAGTACAGAATAGCATCAATGCTGCACTTGCCTCACAGAATGCTCAAAACATACTACTCTCTTCGGCCAACAACAATTATGAAACGTCAAGGCTCATCAGTGATCAGAACATGAACATGATGCAGCAGAATAACACAGCGTTGCTCGCGGCCATCAACGGATTTAACGCCACAAATCAGTCAATCGCGGCCGGTTTTGCGTCCGTAAATCAGAATATCTCAGATTTGGGATATCGCATGGATAAGTGTTGCTGTGAAATTAAGACTCAGCTGCTTCAGGACAGACTTCAGGATGCTCAGACTGCATTAAATCAGCAGTTCACGCAGATTTCCAATGCAGAACAGTCGGCATATCTGCTCAATGTCATGGGTAAATGGGTTGCTAATCCGAGCGCTGTTGCTCTGTGAGGTGTAAAACATGACTAAGATCAAA